CTGCTTTTTTCCATGACGAGACATTGGCTGAGTGTGCTTGTATTCCGAACTCATAGAGTGTCGCCTGCACTGCGCCTGAAGTGAAACACTGAACCACCGTTGAACGGAATCCACCACGCCCAAGAACAGGGAGTTCGTAGAACGCAACTATGTTCTTCTCCCCGAAATACTCTTGACATTCTAGTAGGACTTCCTTGGTCATTACTTGAGCCTTGTGACAGGCTTCTGGGCCACTTTTGCCCAACTTCTTGTTCACTCTAACAAGAAAATCATCGCCATGTATGGCAACAAACGCCATGTGAGTGCTAGCAGGGTCAATTCCTAGAATTATGTCCGTCATTCTCTGAACAATACTGCTTTTTTAGCACAATAGATGCGATTTTGAGGTTTATTGTTGGCTTTTTCATAATCATATTGGTGAAATACAACCCTAGGAGCCAACCGAATGTAGTTGCTACCGACATTTGAATCAAATCAATGACCATTTGTGCACCATCTCACAATTTTTTACGCCACTTTCACTCAGCCGTGTTGCATTTCGTAATCAACTTGTGCCCAAGTAACACGGCGACTCCCTAGGTCAATGGCTTTTCCAGCAAGTTCTGTGAATGTTCGCAACTCTCCAGTGCGTAGTCGGTAATATTTTGAACCTTTCAACACTTGCCCATCTGATTCTGCACGCTGAATCATCATGGTCAACTCCATTGCCCTGCTGTACACGGCGTTGGCATATTCCATAAGAGTCATCTCGCCATTTTCAATGGGTGGTTCAACCCTGCCTAGAAGAACTTCTGTGTATTCATCTATTTCTAGGCGAATGTCATTCAGACTTGGGAGACCGCCGTTTATTCGGAACTGGCGGATTGATTTCGCTTGGCTTGTTGCACCTGTGACAGATACTTGCGTATGCACACGAGTTGTAGGTTGCACCCGTTTTATTTTCACAATCTTCGTACCTTTCGGGGAGTTTGTCGTTGTCAATGGAATAGTTTAGACCTGCAAGAATCTCACTGATTTCGTGAATAATTTTGTCGTCACGGTTGATTGTGATTTCTTGCCATTGTTGTGTTGATTTGTCTTCGTAGAGAATTACTGCTTCAGGAATGCCTGACACAAATAAATATGCATGAACCTGCTTGATGTGAGCAGGCAGTGCACCTTTCTGTTGCACTTGTTTGAATTGGCTAGTGCCTTTCAATTCAAACATCCAGTTTTCTTTTGTGTTCACTCCATCCATAGAACCTTCAATGCGATTCACTGGGTCATAAACAGGAACCTCAATATCAGTCAACAGTCCTGCTTCCAAAAGTGTTATTTGCCAACGGAGATGGCGGAAGTGACCATCGTTGAAAATGTTCTGTAACTGTGGGTTGAACTGTCGCACCGTAGGTGCATCGTAGTAGCCGTACACTTGCGCTCTTGGGCACTGATACAACTGCGATGGATGGAATGCACCTGCCCTTGATTTAGACACTCCCATAAGAATGTCTTCAACCTTTTTCATGATTGCAGGGTCAGTAACTTTCACTCCTTCGGGATGATTAGTTAGCCATGCCTGTAATTTTGGCGTAATCCTGCTGTTGAGTCGTGCCATACGCACAACATTTTTCAAACTCATCTCTTACCTTTCGTAATAATCATTGTAGCGGTCAAATCTGCATCCGTGAAATAAACAACGAACTGAGCCTCTTTCAGTTCCATCGTTGCACGCTTCCACAATTCCAGTAACTCTTTACCCGACAATGTGTATGTTTTGTTTGCATCTTTGATTTCATAAAGTATTTCGGAATCTGAAGCGTCATGCTTGATACGCAATGCACCTGAGTTCGGATGAACTTTTGCACCACGATTCTTCGCTATTTCTTTCTCCGTGACCCTGCCTTGCTTTTGACGACTTCTGACTTTCCATGGGAGGGCAGTAGTGCTTCCCGTATCTGCTTCTGCACTTCCTCGTTCTCCTTGAGCCAACCACGGAACTTCTCCAGCCCCACCATCTTCTCGTCTTCTGATACCCACCATGACCTACCTTCATGTTTTATGATTCCTGAGTTCAATCCACCTGCAATCAGGTAGCCAACTTCATCTACATGACCTGTTGTGAGGTCAAATGTAAATAGTGCTTCCGTTGATGGTGCAGACAACTTTGATTTCTCAAGAGTCGCTTTGATTTTTATTCCTGTTACTTTGTTTAGTTTGGCTTTATGCCCAACCTCATCAAAACCATCTTCTGTGTCTTTTACTTTTCCTGCTTTGCGTAATGCCACACGGTACGATGCATAGTAAGGAAGAGCCTTGCCACCTGCCACAACTTCAGGGTCGCCAAACATTACGCCGACATTTACACGAGTCTGATTGATGAAAAGAACTGCTGTATGGCTGTTTGCTGCAGTCAACTTACGCAAACCAGTTGACATGAGTGCTGCTAGGCGTGCTGGCTGTACTGACTCCTTAGACATTCGCTTGATGCTTTCAGCCTGCGGAACTGTTGCTGCAATGGAATCCCAAACGATGAGGTCAACGCCATTACGGATTAGAACTTCCGCAACATCCATTGCCTCTTCACCTGTCTGCGGTGATTGGTAAATAAGTGCATCGGTATCAACACCAAGACCTTGTGCCCACTCAGGGTCGTAAGCATGTTCAGTGTCAATGATTGCACATACACCACCTTGCTTTTGAGCCTGAGCAATGGTGGATAAACCAATATAAGACTTGAGTGTGCTGTATGCACCAAACAGTTCAGTGAATCTTCCTTTTGGTATTCCACCACCTAAGAGATGGTCTATCGGGAATATTCCAGTAGGGATGTATTCAACTTCAAGAGTCTTGTCACTTCCCAACATGACTGTTCCAGCACCGAGTGCTTTGTTGATTTCAGCCATTAGTTCTTGTGCTTTATTCATAATGCCTATCCTTGTTTGGTATCTTCTTACTCATCTTGTCAATCCAATAAATGAACCAACTTGTCGCAACCACAAAAATAAATGTTGTTGACAGTAACAATCGCTTTTTCATTCTACTCCTTAGTTGACACCTAGCGACTTCAATGCACCTGCTTGTCGTAATTTTTCAAGAACTCCAGTCAGTATTCGTGCATCTTTCCATTGCTTACCTCCTGTAACCATTCGTGCAGGACATTTGGCTACTAGGTCATCAATAGAACTGTACGGAGCGTTATCTGTTATGCATTCTGCAGCAACATTACCAACACCCTTGATAGAAGAGAGTCCACGGCGAATCGCATTTTCATTTCGGTCAATAGTCCACAGTGCACCCGAAACATTTACATCGGCAGGGAGAATAGGTATTCCCATACGCCTTGTTTCTTTCACATACGCTTGTTCTTTGTTACCGCCAGTTGTTTCTAGCAATGCGGTATGAAACTCAAGAGGATAGTTTATCTTCAGGTATGCCAACTGATAACCGAAGAGGCTGTAGGCAGTGGCGTGGGCACGATTGAATCCGTATGAAGCAAAACCTTCAACCAGTTCCCACCCCCGTTTCACTTGAGTCTTGTTCATCCCCACTGCTTCACACAAGTTAGCAAACTTCTTTTGGTTGTCGTCAAAGATTTGCGTTGCTTCTTCAGAGTATCCAGCAACGGCGTGTTTTCCTTTCACCGCTTTGAGGAACGCATTCAGTTCATAGGCAGGCATTCCTAAATCTTTTAGAAGAGCAAGAATCTGTTCTTGAAATGCTGGCACACCGTATGTTTCACCTAAATGCTTCTCAAAGATTGGGTGCGGATACTTTACACGGCTTGGGGTCTTCCTGTTTCTGAGGAACATCTTGGTGTATCCACTGTTGATAGTGGCAGGGCGATAAAGAGCATTCACAAGAATCAAGTCTTCTACCGACTTCACTTCTAGTTCTTTACAACCTCTTGCTGCAGTCCACCCTTCCATCTGAAACACGCCAGTCTCAGTATGACCACGGCGTAGGAATCGGAATGTCTTTTCGTCATCCAGTGGAATCCAGTCAACTCCCTGCTTGCCAATCATTTCTAGGCATCGCTTCAGTGTGGTAAGTGAACGGAGTCCTAATAAGTCAATCTTGATGAACCCTGCATCTTCAACATCATCCATCATCATTTGAGTAACCATGGTGTCTGATGACGGGATAAGCATTTTCGGTATCCACTCTTCTAGAGAGTGTGCTGGCGGTGCAGAAACTACGAACCCTGCTGCATGTGCTCCTGCCGAACGGCGCAATGGCACTTGTGCTAGTTCAACTAACTTCTCTGCATCTTTCATGTTCACTTTTGCTAGGTCATGTAATGACTGAACCTTGCCCAACTTTGCAGGAAACTTTTCTCCCATTATCTTTCGCTGTGCAGAAATATATTGAACGAATAAGCCTCCACGACCTGAATCTTCATCAATCCCTAGTCTGTTGTATGTTCCAATCTGAGTAATGTCGTACTTCTTCTGCAAGTATTCAACTACATCTGAACGGCGAACATCTTCAATGTCTAGGTCAATATCGGGAGGTCTGATTCTGTCTAGCGAAAGGAATCTGTCAAAGGAGAGATTCCATTTCAACGGGTCAACCTGCGTAATACCCAAAAGAAAACACACGAGACTGCCAGCAGCAGAACCCCTAGCCATAACCAAGATTGAATTATCAATACACCAAGAGACATAATCGTTGACAAGCAGGAAATAATCAGCCATTCCAAGTTGTTTGATGATTGAGAGTTCGTATTCCAATCGTTGTTCGTATTCTGCATTCTTACTTAGTTGCTTTCTTTTCATTGACACTGCACACAGTGATGTGAGCAGTTTGTTCGGGTCTTTAGTAACAATCGGAACATGATATTGATATTTTTCTAACGGTTGAATCGTTAGAGAGTGATTGTCAAGTAACCACTTGAAAGAATCATTAGCCTCATTCCATATCTTTTCCATGTCATCTTTGTAGTGCTGTTTCACCCATGAAGTAGAAGCAAGGTGGTACGAATCTCCTGGCCACACAACATCGTTTGCATCAGCAGAGTAAGCGATGGTCTTCATCATGTCGTGAAGTTCCCGTTCGCCCTTGTCACAGTAATGACAATCCTGAGTAACAATAACCTGCAAACCTTTTCGCTTTGCTAGGTCATACAACTCATGGGCTAGTCGTTCATCGTTCCACCCAAAACCATGGTCGGAATGGTGATTCTGAATCTCAACGAACAATGGGTCAAACCATGATGCCAACATCCCCACAAGTCTTTCAGCCTTTGGAGTGTTACCACTTACAATAAGTTGCGACACCATACCGAAATAACATCCAGTGAATGCAGAGATGCCTTTCAACATTCCTTGTGCATGAAGTGTGGCAAGGTCGTCAAGGTCAAGCAGAGGCTTGTAGTAGTAATGGTCACGATTGTGCGAAACATTAGAAAGGTTGACAAGGTTCTTGTAACCCTCTGTTGTATAAGCAACCAAGGTCAAGTGGTGACGCTTTGCTTTTTTATCAACTCTTGCTTCAACGATATACGCTTCTAATCCTGCGAATGGAAGAATGTCGTTCTTCTTACATTCCTTG